GACATAGTACAGGTAGACCCAAGCAAAGAAATGTTTGGAGCCTGCATGGTCACAGTGACCGAGGTAAAAGACTGGGGCATCCAAGGCTACGTTCAGTCCGCTGGTGTAGAAGGGCAACAGTACATTCGTTTAAACACCGAACAGTTTGAACCAACAGGCGGGAAAGCCATATGGGTAGCACAATGACTGGAGAAGCATTGAAACAAATTGTTGACCTTTTGCAACCAGTTGCAGCACTTGCAGGCGGAACACCTTTTGAACATTCAGAGGTTATCCAAAGGTGCGTGGATGCAACAGAGATTGCATTGGAAGCCTTGGCACAGCCAGTACAAACTGTTTCTCTCACAAGTGCAAGATACATTGCAGACGAAGACGATGACATTCAAGTCTATCAACGCCCTTGGGTGGGGCTGACGGAAGAGGAGAGAGATGCAATCACAGACAAGGTAATTGGGTTTAACTCTTGCTGTGGATGGGAAGATGATTACGCCAAAGCCATTGAAGCCAAACTCAAGGAGAAGAACGCATGAAACTAGCAGCAGGTAACCCTAACCTAATGAAGAAGCAAGCCACGCGGGTTAACAGACACGCAACGCTTGGAGCACTACCTAGCACCTTGGGGGATAAGAACCCAAGCAAATACGCACGAGGCGGAGCAGTGCTAATGGAGCGCACGGACGACATGGCATCACCTCGAACGTTCAACCACATGAAGGACGGACAGGTCTACATTCCAGAGCGCATGGAGTCTGTACGACCCGGTGCTACAGATGCGCTGCGCCTGCCGAGTAGGGGGTATCCAACCTAAATAGTCTCCAATGTGACACAGCAATAAACATAAAAAGCGGAGCTCGTGTACCCTCACCGGCCCAGCACAAACAAAGGAAAAACATGTTCGATAACTACCAGCAAGCCAAACTGAAAAGCTTCGTGCGCCCAAAGGAAGGGGACTACTTCCAAGGTACAGAAAATACCCTGCTCGACAAGGGTATCGCAGAGTTAAAAATCCAAAGCCCGGAACTATTTCACGCGAGCTTTGAAACCATGCGTAAGCGCGTATTCTTTGACGAGCCGCCTCGTGAAAGCGGGTATGCACAGATTCCCATGGCAGGCTTTATCCGGCCACTAGAGGGATGGAAAAGCTAATGCTCACCGAAGACGAGCAAAAAGAAATCCTCAAGCTTGCAAAAGAATTAGCCTCGGCCTACCACAAAGACAAGTCCCTCGCCAAGCGCATGGGGTTTAGCTTTAACGGCAAGACCAAGGCCCATCTGCAGGCAAAGAACAAATTAACCAACTACCTAAAGGAAGCAGGATGCAAGACATTCCCAACTTTGCTGCTTGGAGCAACGAAAACCTTGCCAATTTTGCCGCCGACGCCTATCGAAAATTACAGCAACAACACGACCGAATCGAACAACTCCAAGCCGACTATAAAGACGCAGTGGCGCACTATCACAAACTAATTACAGGTAAAGAAAATGAATAAAGAACTAGAACTAAAACTGATCCGCATCGATTGCGGCACACAATCACGGGCAGAGATAAGCCAGTCTGTCATCGACGAATACGAAACCGCCATGATCGACGGCTCTGTATTCCCTCCGGTGACCGTCTTCCATGATGGCGTGGACTATTACTTGGCGGATGGTTTTCACCGTTACTTCGCCACCAAAAGCCTAGGCAACCCAACCATTACGGTAGACCTACACACCGGTACGCTGCGGGACGCTAGGTTGCATTCGTTCTCTGTCAACTCCATGCATGGGCAGCGCCGCACAAACGCGGACAAGCGCAAGGCGGTACTTGCAATGCTGGATGACTTTGAATGGAGCGGCTGGAGCAACCTAGAAATAGCACGTCGCTGCCACGTTAGCGCCACATTGGTAGCCAGCCTGCGGGAGGAAACCGATAACAAGGATCGCAAGTACGTCACCCCGACCGGCATTGTGGCAACCAAGAAGGTAGCCAACGTCAAGCCAAAAGCTGAAGAGCCAGCGAGTAAAGCCACTCCTGCAGCCCCTTCAGAAGACGTAGAACAACCACTGGATTCCATTGATCCAGCCATGATGGACGAATTGGTTATGGAAAACGAGCGGCTAAACGAGCGTGTTGCACTGGCTGCAATGGATGCAACAGACGAAGAAAAGCAAGCTGCTGAAGTACTTATTGCCGAATTACGTGAAGAAATCAAGATGCTCAACATCGAAGTTAAGAGCTTACGCATCAGCCGGGACCAGTTCCAAGCCGAGAACGCGCAGTTGAAAAAGCAAGTCGCTGCCCAACAACGTCAATTGAAAAAGCTAGAGGCATAAAGCCACAGCCTACGCCGGCAGGCTTGTATGCCGGTAGCGGAGAATTAAATGGCACTACATTTACGTGACTATCAAGAGCAAACCTTGGCCGAATTACGCAAAGGGTTTGCAGAAGGCAAGCGATCCCAAATGCTTTACGCCCCCACGGGCGCAGGCAAAACAGAGATGGCTATTGCATTGCTGGAGGCCACCAAGGTCAAAGGCAACAAGGCAGCCATGCTGTTGGACAGGATCATTCTGTGCGACCAAACCAGCCAGCGCTTAGAGAAGTACGCTATCGAGCACGGCGTCCTGCAGTCTGGGCACTGGCGGTACAGGCCGTATGAGAACATACAGGTATGCTCCGCGCAGACAATTGAAAAGCGCGGCAGCTTCCCCGGCCTTAACCTGCTCATAGTGGACGAAGCCCATACCACGCGGCAGCAGACCATAGAGTTCATACGCAATAACCCGGGCATCCGCGTCATAGGTTTGTCAGCCACGCCATTCACCAAAGGCCTTGGAAATACGTATGAGAACGTCATCAGTACGATCACCACCAAGGAATTGGTAGAGCAAAAAGTACTCATGCCCCTCAAAGTATTTGTTGCCAAAGAGATCAACATGGAGGGCGCAAAAAAGGTTGCGGGTGAATGGAGCCAAAAGGAAACAACCACCCGAGGGATGCAGATCACCGGCGATATCGTGGAGGAGTGGATTAAAAAGACCCACGAAATTTTTGGCCGTCCACGCAAGACAATCATCTTCTGCTCCGGCGTAAACCATGGCGCTGACTTGGCCGCTAAGTTTGCAGGCCACGGTTACAACTTCATTGCGGTGAGCTATCGGGACGACGACCAGTTCAAAATGGACGTAATCGAGGACTTTGCCAAGCCTGACACGGAAATACATGGACTTATTGCCACAGACATCCTGACCAAAGGTTTTGACGTGCCCGATGTAATGATCGGCGTGTCGGCCAGACCGTTTAGCAAGTCTCTATCCTCCCACATCCAGCAAATGGGCCGGGTTATGCGCGGTTGCGAGGGAAAAGAATTCGCCGTATGGCTGGACCACAGTGGCAACTACCTGCGCTTTCAAGAAGACTGGGACGACGTCTATGCCAATGGCGTCCACAGTTTGGATGATGGCAGGGAGAAACCCAAAAAGGAAAAGACCGAAGGCGAGAAAAAAGAAGCCAAGTGCCCCAAGTGCGGCAACTTATGGTCGGGCGGCTCGGACATCTGCTCGCATTGCGGCTTTATCCGTGAGCGTAAGAACGCTGTCGTGTCCGTCAATGGCAAGCTAGAAGAGTTAAAAGAAGCGGTAACGTATGGCAGCAAGCAGGACTGGTGGTCGATGTGCCAGTACAAAATCCAAACCCACGGATGGTCGGATGGCAGGGCAGCGCACGTCTACAAGGAAAAGTTCGGGGTGTGGCCGAAAGGATTAATGCCAACGCCAATGATGCCATCGCGGGAATTTGAGCGGCACGTCAAGGCTGGCTTAATTCGCTACCTCAAAGGCAAAGGGAAAAGATAATGGACTTCTTGGTTTACTGCAAGCTCCACGGGATTTTGATCGACCACGTTCCAGAGATCGGTATCTGGAAGCGATACGCCACAGAAGATCACCCGCACAAACGTAATGGCGCGGTCAAGTTCATGGGCAACCACGCCTTTGTACAGAACCACGCCATCGAAACCGAGATCAGCGTATGGCAATCGGATACTCCCAACGCATACGACCCAAAGCAAATAGCGAGGGCAGCCAAGGAAGCGGAGTTCAAGCGGGCAAAGCTGCAGCGCGAAGCAGCCGGTAAAGCTGCATGGATTCTCAAGCAATGCCAAATGGCAAAGCACGAATACCTGAAAGCGAAGGGATTCGAGGAGGACTATGGCAACGTGTGGATCAACGAGGGCCAGCAGTTTCTAGTGATCCCGATGCGGTCGGATGGACACTTGGTCGGTGCTCAGGTGATCAGCCAGCAGGGCGAAAAGAAATTCTTGTATGGGCAGAGGACCACAGGCGCTACGTTTACATTCGACAACAAGGGCCCGCACATTCTTACCGAAGGCTATGCCACGGCTTTATCTGTTCGGATGGCTCTAAAGCAATTGAAGCGCCGCTACACCCTGCACGTTTGCTTTTCGGCTGGCAACATGGTGAAGGTGGCGGCTGCGCTACCGGCTGGGCTGGTGATCGCCGACAACGACGAGA